AATAATCAGGCTTATATTTAACCCATACTTTATTCATATTATGAATACTTTTTTTCCATTTAATATAATCACAATATAAATCATATTCATCGTTGAGCAATAGTAGGTTATTTTCATATATATATGACGGCGGATTCCATTCTTTATTGACTAAATAATTATCCCAATACATATCGATCTTTGATGATAAAAAGTCTTTATCAAACAATTCTAAGATATTGCTATATATATTATCGTCGTTAGTTTTAATATAATTAATAATTATATTAAAAATTTCATCTAATTTATCATCAGTATTATTAATAATATCTTTTAGTTTTTCATATATAACATCTTTATTTTTATTAGATAATTTGTTAAGATATCCTATTAGACTTCTCTTTGTCTCCGAAGTTTTTGTAAATTCAGGAATAATTATGTGAACTCTATTTTTAATTTTTGGTTTATTATATTTATCTTTATTATTAAATATTTTTTTAGCCCATATCATTTTAGGATCATAATAAGAGTTAAAGCAATTATAATTGTTTTTAAGTTCGTCTGCTTTTTCTAAAATATGAGCGGGAATATCTATAATATTATTATACTTTTCTTTAAAAAGTTCTATATTTATTTTAACAATTTTTTCGCTCATTATATTTAAATATAATAAATAATCTTATATAGTTAGAGCTAGGCTTGTTATTATATCTTAAACATTTTCTCATTTAAAAATGCCAATATTATTATTTTACTCAAAATTGATGGGTTAAAAATGAGTACATAATTAAATTTTTTCTAAATTTTCTAAAGCTCTATATATTTTTACTAATTTTTTAATTATGTACTCATTTTTAATGTATAGAACCATATAAATAATATACATAAGGCAAAAACACATAATATTAGTAATATGTGTTCAATATTGAATAAATTAGAAGAGATATATTATAATAATTTAGTATATAGAACTATAATAGTATGCGATGACACAGATAAATATAAAAACTTTTTAAATATGAATAATTACGACGTATTTATAATAGATAATTATAATGATAATATAGAATATGAAGTTCTCGATGTTAGAATTTTACTAATAAATGCTAATAATTTGATAAGTTTCATTTCGTGTTATTATAATAATGAAAATACAAATATTCCTTTTTATTCGCATATAATTTTTGATACTTTTGAAAATACAAATAATAATTTAAAAAGACAATATAAAAAAATATCTAAAAACAATACACAATTAATTTAATTATTATCTAATAATATTTTAGAAGTTTATATATATGGTTAAATCAAAATCGACATACGCGTTTAATGATATAACTCTATTAATAGTTATTATAGTTGTTTTATTGATTTCTATATTTATGATTTCGTATTATATTAGCGGAAATAGTTTGATGGAGAATTTTACAGGAAATACGACAGGAAATAAATCAATCGAATATTATTATATGGAAGGATGTTCTCATTGTGAAAAATTTAATGATTCGGGAATTTGGGAAGAATTAAAAGAAACATTTGGAACAAAATTAAAATTTAATAAATATGAACATAAGGAACATTTTGATAGAGTTGCGAGATATAAAATTACTGGTTTCCCTACAATAATTATAACTAATAATAGTGATATTTATGAAGAATATAAAGGTAATAGAACAAAAGAAGATTTAGAAAAATTTATAAGAAGATATATATAAATAATAACAATTTATATTATTAAGAATAATACATAATAAAATATGGGTGCTGGATTAATGCAACTTGTATTAGTTGGTAAAATATCACAATTTATTACACAAAATCCGCAAATTAATTATTATAAATATTTACATAATAAACATACAAATTTCTCTATTGAACAAGTTACACTTACACCTGAAGGAAATGCTAATGCTGGTTTTATAAAAGGTGCTACGCTTAATTTTAAAATTGGTAGATATTCTGATTTTTTATCAAATTTATTTTTAACATTTAAAATACCTGACATATATTCTGATAATGAATATAGATTTAGATGGATACCTAATTTAGGTTATAATTATATAAAAGAGGCAAGAATTAAACTTGGAGGAGTGATAATTGAAACATTATATGGCGAATGGTTAAATATATGGGACGAATTAACTAATAAAGAAGGAATTAAAAATAATAAATTAATAGGTAACATTGATGAATTAGTTAATCCATTTAATTTTGTTCCAAAATATACTATAATAAATAACAGACTATTTAACATTACATATCCTATATCTGTATATAGTAATACTAATAATAATCCAAGTATTAAAGGAAGACAAATACAAGTACCTTTAAACTTTTGGTTTACAAAAAATCCTTCTTTAGCATTACCTTTATTGAAGTTACAAAATATAGAAATATTACTTGAAATAGATATTATAGATAGAGGTTTTAATGGATTATATCAAATATGGAGCGATATGTTAAACATGTATGTTAGCCCAGATTTATATGAATTAGTTCATTCCAAAAGAGTTAGTATAGTTGATTTTGTAAGTCCTATTGATGCTAAATTTGATGTTAGGAATGAAATATTATGTTCATATGTATTTTTAGATAGTATAGAAAGAAGTAAAATGTTACTAAATACTAATAATATAGATTATGTAATAAGTACTTCTAAAAGGACGCATTTTTTATTTGACGCTGTTGAAAAAAATAAAACTATAGAAATAACGAATGCTTCTCATCATATAAAAGAATTAATATGGATTGTTAGAAGAAGTGATGTGATTAATTATTTTAATGATTATATAAATTATACCGCTGTCCATGAATATACAGAAAATATGGGAATATTAGAAAATATAGAAATAAAATGGAATGGTATAATATCACGCACGGATAATAATGCCGATTTTTATAATAATATTATACCTTATAAATATCATACAAATATTCCACGTACTGGATTATATTGTTATTCCTTTTCATTATTTCCTGAAAAACAGATTAGCGCTGGTTCATATGATAATACTCGTGTAACAACATCATTATTTATAACAACAAAAGATAACATTGCTAATAATAGTAAAGTTAAATATATTCATACTTTATTGAATAATAAAGGTATTAATTATAGTAAATTAGGATTTGAAGTTGTAATTTATGCTTTAGATGTTAATATATTAACAATATCAAATGGTTCAGCTGCTTTTAAATATAGTTAAATTTTATTTTTATATTCTTTATTATTATAAGAATAATGGATTTATTTACTATTATAATTATTATAGTATTTATATTTATAATTAAATATTTGATAGATATTATAAATTCTTTAAGTAAAGAGGTAAGAGAAATCAAGGATAAATGTATAATTGAGAAAAATACTATGTTTGAAAAAAAAACAGATATAGCACCACCTATAAATACAGCTGATATAATAAAAGGGCTTACATATTTTAAAAATTATATAGATGAAAAGAATTAAGTAAATACATATAAATAATATAAGAGATTATAATTAAATATGCCTCGTAAAAATAAAAAGAATGATGATAAAACTATAATAGAAAAAAAAAAGGGTTTACTGAATACTATTGTAAAAGATGTTATTTTAGTTGAAAATGAAGATATTATATTACAATTGCCTATATCAGCAAACGATATAACTAAAATAAACATAAATGAAGAAACATTGGATATTCCTAAACCTTATGAGCCTGATTGTTATTATATAAGCGAATCAAGCTGCTATAATACAATTCAAGATAATTTTATTAATACCAAAGATAATAACATATATTATAATAGACAATCAAAAGAATATAAAGAAGGTAATATTGATAATTTAACATGTGGAGGTCTATATTATAAAGAAAAAAATGATAATGAAAATATTATTAAATCGTCGAATAATTGTTATTGGTGTTGTCACGATATTAAGGATAGAATATATGGGATGCCATATAAGTATAATATATCTTCAAATACTTATATATTGTTTGGAAATTTTTGCTCGTTTGAATGTGCTAACGCTTATAATTTTTCTTCACATTGTGGAAGTGACAAAGTATGGGAAATTAATAGTTTGATACAAATGTTAAGTAAACATTATGGTAATACAAAACCTATACGTCCTGCTCCTTCAAGATTTTTATTAAATATATTTAATGGACCTTTAACTATAGATGAATTTAGAAAAGGGCATTCTACAAATGATAAAACGCATTTACTCAACCTACCACCGATGATTTCAACAACATATAATTATGAAATAGTAAATACATCATATCTTAAAAATATTACTGATAATATGAATAATAAAAATGAGATAAAAAAATATAAAAAATGATATAAAAATATTATTATTATAATATTTGTGATATAAATGACATTAGTAGAAGATATATATTTTTCACCATATCGTGTTTCAACTATTACTTGCAACGCAAATATAGGAGAAAATATTAATTTAAATTTGAAAGTTTTATTTGATAATATTATCATTAGTAACAACAATAATAGTATTTTATGGGTTCAATATATTAAAGAAGGAGAAGAATTAACAAGAGGTGTATACCCTAAAAAAAAGAGAAAAAGTAAAAAAAATAAAATGAAAAAAAATAGGTTTGATAATCAAGTTACTATAATTTGTGAAAATAATGGTAATATGCCAAATATTAAAATATTTAAAAATGGAAATATTCAATTAACAGGTATAAAAAAGATCGAAGATACAGAATTTATTGTTAACAATATTATTTATAATATTAAAAATATATATTATAATATTACTAAAGATATTATTAATAATATTGTAGATAATTATCAATTAAACTTAAAATATCAAAATTTCAAAATAAGAATGATTAATACAGATTTTAAACTATATTGCGATAGTAATTTAAGCATAGGTTTTGGTTTAAAAAGAAAGGAAATCCATAAATTATTAATTAGTGATTTATATAAAAATAAATGTTCTTTTCAACCAGGTATATATCAAGGTGTTAAATTAGAATATTTTTGGAATAAATGTAATCATCTAAAGAATGGTATATGTTCGTGTCCAAAGCATTGTTATGGAAAAGGAAAAGGTGAAAATATAAATGAATGCAAAAAAGTGACTGGAGCTTTATTTGAAAGTGGAAGTATTTTAATTACAGGTGGGGTATCATTTGAACAAGTTAATGAAACATATAATTATATTTGTAATTTTTTAAGAATTAACAAAGATATTGTTAAAAAAATACAACCTTCCGCTATTAGTCTTAATAACATTCAATAAGATATTATCTAAATATGACAACTAATATTATAATTATCCTCTATATTATTTGCTGTATATTTTTTATATTTACTTGTATTTATAGTATTGTTTCCTGGTCTATTACCTGAAGGTATGTGATGATCGGCATAAAAATGAGCAGCGTATGCTACAGCATCAGGTTCAGCAGGAGGATTTTTATAACTATTTCCCCAAGGTTTTTTATTGAATGAAACATCTCCAGTATATAAACCTGCGTTTTTTTGCTTTAGTTTTACAAAAATAGTATCAGTTTCTAAAAAAGCATATTCTAATTCTTTTATCATTATCCTATTATATTAAATAGATAATTTTATATAAGGATAGAACATTATATAATTAAATATTAATGGATACTAATACTAAATCGTCAAATAAAAAAGCTGATTTTCTAGAAGATGGTTTATTGAATGAAGAAATTAAAAATATTGTTCAAGAAATTATATTATATATGACAGAAAATAAAAAAAAATTTTCATCTCACGAAGATCTTTTGAATAAAATGAAACAAAGTATAATAGGTTTAACATTTTTTGAACAACGATATCCTATGTTATATGCGATGGTTACAAAAGAAGAGGGTTTTAATTACGAGAGCTTAGAATATTTTCTAAATATGAGAAATAAAATTATAAAAAATGAATTATCTGTAGATGAAGCATCTAAAAAAGTAGGTCAAGTATGGTTTGATAAATATTGCAAAAATCCTGAAAATAATAATATAGTAAATGATAAAAAATGATTATATAATAATAATTTATATTATTATTAATATAAATGAATATAGTAAATGAAAATAAAGGTAATATTAATAATTTAAAACCAATTATTAAATGGAGTGGTGGAAAAACAGATGAGATTAAAAAATTTATTTCATATATACCTGAAACATATTCTATATATTTAGAACCATTTATAGGTGGAGGTGCATTATATTTTCATTTAAATCCTGAAAGAGCAATTATAAATGATGTTCATAAAGAACTTATTGATTTTTATCAATCCATAAAAAATGGCGATGCGTGCGAAATTTATAATTTTATGAAAACCCATCCCAATGATGAAGAAACTTATTATAAGGTTCGCAAATATGATAATACTAATACATTAGATAATGCAAAACGATTTTATTATTTACGGAAAACATGTTATAGAGGTATGCTTAGATATAATAAAAATGGCGAATTTAATATACCATTTGGTAGATATAAAACGTATAATTTTGAAGAGATAAAAAATAAAGAATATGAAAATTTATTGAGAAAAACAGATATTTTTAATAATAGTTTTGAATCAATATTTGAAAATTATAATGATAGTAATAATTTTATGTTTTTAGATCCGCCATATGATAGTGAATTTACAGATTATGGTTATTGTACATTTGGTAAAGAAGAACATAAAAAATTAGCAAATTGTTTTAAAGAAACAAATATTAAATGTTTGATGATAATCGGAAAAACTCCTTTTATAGAAGAATTATATGGAGATTATATAGTGGACGAATATGAAAAAAAATATAGATTTAAGTTACATTCTGGAAGAGTAGGCGAAGAAATTAATAAGAAACATTTAATAATTAAGAATTATTAATTTATAAACATTTTATCAATATGTTTTCCGGATGTTATAAAGAATTTATAGTAATCTTCTTCGCTCCATTTAAAATTTAGTAATTTTAAGATATCTTCCATATGTTCTACCTTAATACCATTTTTTTCACAATTTTTAATATGGTTTAATCCTTTTTTAAGCAACTTTCTATTATAAATAGACCAATTAAATACACCTATATCGATAATGTATCCCGGATACTTAGGTATAATATAAGTTTCAAGTAATTCTTTAACTTTTTCAATAGTTGCGGGCAATTTTTCAGAATCTAATTCTATATTACCTTTTGCTTCACGATAATAAATTGTTTTATTTAATTCATCTTTCCAGAGTAAGTCTAAATCTTTCTTTTTCTTTGTTTCAAAATCAACACATTGAACTCCGCATGTAAGTAATTCTAAATTTTTAGAATTATTAATAATTTTTTTAATAATTTCTTCACCAAATTTTCCCATTTTTATAGAAATTGCTTGTCTGCTTGGTTCACTACCAAAAAGTAGATATTTAACTGAACCTGGTTCTGTCATAGTAATACCATCGTTTACTATTTTGTCAATATATTCTTCGTGTAATTCTTTTTCAAGTTGTTCGCTTGTTAACATTTGAATAGTTGTTATAATTAGAATAAATATAACTTATCAATTTTTATTTAGAAGTAATGAAATAGTTATAAATTATAATATATATTTAAATATATTAGATGTTAATTGAACTTTTTTTACTTTCTTTTTTTATAGGAATTACAATCGGAATTATTGGAGGCGGGGGAGGTATTTTATTTATACCTTTATTAATGTATTATGATTTATCATATTATCAAGCTGTAGCTATATCACTCTTTTTAAATAGTATTCCAAATGCATTACCGGGATTATATTTATATTATCAAAAAGGCTATTTTAATTTTAAAATAGCAAGCGTTGTTGCTTGTGGATCTATATTAGGAATAATAATAGGGGCATATATTTTGACGAATAATTATATAAATATTAAAATAATATACAGAATATATACTTTTATATTATTATTAGTAACATTATATATGTTATATTATTATTGTTAATCTCATTATCTTTATAAAATACTAATTATTATTTACCACAAAAAATAAAAATTGATATAAACAATTAAATATATATATTTTTTAACAAACTATATAATATAATGAATTGCGAAGAGCAAATTTCTAATGTCCCCCAATCTCTTAAAGATTTAATTATAAATACTTATAATACATATGATTGTAATGCTACAAATGCTAACAATTTAATTTCTGTGCTAAAAAAATATCATTTTTGGCCAAATATTAAAGTAAAAAAATTTAAAAATAATGACGACCTTGTTCTTCTTCATAATAATTATAAAATGGGAAATAATGTTTCAGAATATAAGAAACTATATGAAGAATGCCGTAGTATAGTATTAGATTTTACCTTGTCTTCTAATAATAATATAGTTGTAACATATGCAAATTCTATTCCAAGTAGAATTAGTTATGATCAATATGTTAAAGACATATATAACGAAACAGATAAATATTATGAAGCATATGATGGTACTATAATTAATGTTTATTTTTATAAAGATAAATGGTATTTTGGAACTTCAAGTTGTCCAGATGCGAATAGTTCAAAATTCTCTCATCCTGTGTTGTCTCATGGTGCAATGTTTGATGAAGTGCTTTATAAAATGTATAGTAAAAATCCGGATATTTCGGCAAATTTGGTTGGAACATATGAAGAAATTTCTCAAAAACTTCGTGAAATGTTTGTTTCTAATTTAAATATAGAAAATGCGTATGAATTTGTTCTAATTCATTCAGATAATATACATATTATAGATTATTCAAGTATTTTAGGAAAAAATTATAAAGAAGTAGTTCATATTAATACTAAGAACAGAATTTCTTTAGAGGAATATGATATTAATAGCTCATCTATTCAAGAGTTGATTAATCTTGGTGTCAAATATCCATTGTTCTTTGAAAATATAGTTGGAGCTTATAATTATATTAATAATAATTTGAGTTATGGTATTATTATTAAAAAAAATACAGGTGAAGGATTGGCAAAACTATTTAAAATTTCTTCTGATTATATTAATCATAGAGAAGAAACAGACCCTTGTCATCCAAATATATGGATGAATATTTTGGAAGTATATATGAAAAATAAACAGAATTATACTATAAAAGATTATATTGCTACTTATAATCCTAATATTCAATTGCCTACCGATAATAATGGAAAGGAAATTGATCCAACTTATATTGTTCATACTATTATTTCAACTATTAAAGATAGTCTTTATAATTATTATAAATCAACAACAACATACAATCCTACATATAAAAGATATAAAATGAATAGAGAATTAGATAAACAATTTGCACCAATTATCCAATATCATTTGGCACAAATTAGAAATCTTCAAACAAATATCTTTAGTAAAAAACTTATTACTTGTTCAAATATTTATTATTATTTGTGTCAGTGTAACGATGTTAAAAATATTAAAACATTAATTCAATTCTTCGCATCTAATCCTATTAATGAAATGCAACCAAGAACTTCGATGTGTTTTGCTATAATGAATAATCTAATATCATAAGTTCTTTTAAATCTATAAATCTAAAATATATTAATAATAATAGAAAGATTATAAAATATGTCAGGCTATTCAACGCAAGCATCGATATACTTGTTAATTACTATAATATTAACTATAGTATGTATATCACTTAATATATATGTTCAAGGTGTAGGATTATATTTAATATTATATATACTTTTTTTAATTATGATATTTATAACAGCATATAATATTACATGTTTAACAAAGGGAGAATGTCATACGTGGAGCTGGATAATATCTCTAATGTCTTTAATACCTATGATATTAGTAACTATTATGTTAATTATTTTAGCAATGACTAAACAATAAAAATAAATTTATTTATTTTTTATATTATAAAAATATTATAATTCTAACCAAATACAGATTCGCCATTATAATAAATATATAAAAATCCGTCCCCATGTTTCATTTCATGGTATATTCTTCCCATAGTGTCAGAAGTAGAAGGTAATATATTATTAATAAATATAAAAATTGCTTTATCTGGAGATAATCTTATTCTTTGTCTTATTATAGAAATAAATTGACCAATTGTTAAATCGCAAGGAACAAGATATTTTTTTTTATCTATATCATTTAAATTACATCCTTTTGCTTTTTCAACTATTACAGGTATTCTGTCAGGATATTTTTCTCTAATTCTATTTGTTTCTATCAATTTTCTTTCAAAGTCACTATTCATATAATCTATAAATATATTATATATTTACTCTAATATATAATTTTATTTGTATTTTCAAACCAATTTTTAAAAATTTCTTTAGCATTTTTATTATCGTAC